TGACATATGTTTCTTAGATAAAAGTAAGTTAGGGCTGCTTACTGATCGACCCATAACTCCTGAAGTAAAGTAATGACTGTAAGCTATTCCATTTATAACCACTACTTCCAAGAAGTCATGCACTTCCCAGCCAAATAAATCAAGATTAAAATCACTATAACCTACTAACCCTTCAAGCTTTCTATCAGAGTTTATAGCTCTTTCAATTCTTTGCTCGTGGTTACCAAGTAAGAATACCATTCTAGGATTCCATATCTTACGTTTACCACGTTTTAACTTTTTCTGTTCATCTATGATAGGTTTCATCAACCTTCCCATAGCTTTGTTACCTGCTGCTATATCTGCTTGGTAAGTTCTACCTTCAAATGATTTTTTACCAACATCGTAGATAGACAAACTAGGCATATCCCAGTGATCTCCTAGATGGATAATAACATCTGGTTTTTTATCAGCTGCATATTTACCGACCCATTCTAAATGTTCAATAGGATGACCGGGTTTGCATTGTGTATCAGGAATGATTAAATGTCTCATGCTGCCCTCTTTAGCAGTTGTATGAAATATTCTGCATCTATTACTACCAACGGTTTAGAATAATTCTGTTTGATTACAACAACAGGTTCTCTATCTTCAGGGCAATTATCTATGGCTTGAGAATAGAAAGAGTACACGCCTATTGTGCTTCTTGATTTACACTCTATTGATATACCTAACTTATCTCCAGCTGCTTGTGAGAAAAGAATATCTTCCCCACTAGCGCCCATACTAGTAGACCTTACGTCGTCTTTGGAAAAGGCAAATTCCTCGACGAGGTTGTCCCTAAACCATTGCTGTAGTTTTCTTCCTTTTGCTTTTGCGCTTTGTGTTTTGATGGTTTCTTCCTTCCTAAAAACTTATCTAGTTTATATCTCTTGATCTTAATAATCCAACCTTTAGGAATATGTATTCTAGAATTAGATTCAAGACCTGACCAACAAACTGCTACTGTTATTGCTTTCTTATCTTCTGCTACGACAAAACCAATAGTAAAGACACGATGAATATCAGTTTCTTCTGTTAGTTCCCAACCTGCATCCGCACAGGCATCATCCCATTCAATATAAACTACTTGAGGGACGGTTGCCAGATTTGATTTTTTTCCCTTCTTATCCATAGTAATTGCGCTCTTTCAGTTAATAACTCAAGGTTATCCTCATACGCTTTTAATACAGCATCGAATAATTGTCTTTCGTTATGACAGTCTTTAAGAAGTTTCTCTGCTTTCTTTGGTCCTACTCCTCGAATACCCTGAATGTTGTCAACACGATCTCCAGTAAGTATTTGAGAATAAAAGTTTTTTATAGCTTGCTCTTCGCTAACATAATAAAGATTATCCTTGACAAAGTTATAGTGCCATCCTCGTAACATATCAAGGTCTTTATCTAACGAAACAATACAATAAGCATCAGGGTGCATAGAATAAGCCTGAATACCTATTGCATCGTCCGCTTCCTGCTCTTCAATCAAATCGAAACACCATCGCCTTAAAAGGTATTCCCGTAAAGAGTCGTAATGAACAGGTTTTGCAGCACCATCACGATTACCTTTGTAGGGAGCTTCTTTAGCGATTTCATTTCTAAAGTTTGAGCTACCAGTAATGTAACCTTCATAACTCATCACATAAGACGGGCTAAGAAGTTTATCGATGAAGTTACTCATTCTAGCGATAGCAAATTTCTCTTCATCATCATTACTGGCAAACCCAATACGATACACCAGTATGTCACCGTCAATCAGTGCTTTCGCATTATTGAGAGACGGCTTCACGTTTATACCGCTTCCATATCTGCTTCGTTATATTCGATCAGATCAGTTACGGTTATTGCGCTTATACCAGCATTGATACCTTTATCAAAACCATTTATGTAAGGTTTGATTGTGGCAATACCTTTAGAACCATTCTTGATTCTACAAGTAATCTCGTTACCTTCTTCATCATATGCTTTGATTTCATACTTAGAAGATTTAGGAGTGATGTACTTACCCTGATCCGGTTTATCTGGATGAGAATGAACAGAAAGTCCAGCATCTTCTAGCATAGTTACAGCTTTATCAGATAAGTTACAAATAGCAACTTGATACTTGTTTGTGTTTTTGTTTTTCTTGGTCAATTCAGCCCAAAAAATATCGCCTTTTACTCGTACTGGTTTTAGTTTCATTTTAGTTTCCTTTTAGTGTGTTTCAGCCCAGTTTTTACCTACTTTAAACTCACCATCTAGTGGGCAGTTTAGACCTAGATGGCTACCAGCTTGCCGGATAGCTTGTACTGCTAGTACACCAACCGTATCAGCAAGTTCTTGGTTCGTTTCAATCTGCCATTCGTCATGAACATTAGCGACAAAATGGGCATCTATTATAAGATTTTTTAGCTTTCTTTGCAAGAGAATTAATCCTTGTTTCATAACAATTGCACCAGCCCCTTGTAGCAAGGTATTTAGGGCTGCGTGTTGTGACCTAACGTGCAGTTTCCTACCGTCTAGACCCTTTAGCCAGCCCTTCGAGGAGTTATAATCTACCTTCTTTCTTAGCTCGTTTAAAGCCGGTGTATTGGCTAGAAACTTGTCTATAAGTTCCTTACCTTGAATATGATTACCACCAACAATAGACCCTATCTTAGTAGCCCCAGCTCCATACAAAAAAGCATATATGAATGTTTTTGCATGATCCCTGTTAGTTAGCCCAGCAGCCTTCATATTCTTAGTATGAATATCACCTTCCAATATCTCTTTAGTGTATTCTGGATCGTTCATATAACTAGCCAGTAAACGTAACTCTAATTGGGCAGCATCAGCACCTACCAATACCTTACCATCGTCAACAGTCCAACATGATCGACATTCTAAACCAAACGGGCTACCAACTCTAGGTACTTGTGCCATGTTCGGATTGTTATGCGTCATTCGTCCTGTGATTGCTCCGTTCGTGATGACCGAACCATGTACCCTGTCGGAGTTATCAGTATTTTCAAGCCACGATTCAACTTGAGCCACCCGTTTCTGAACAAGTAAGTATTCCGATATGAGTTTAGCTTCAGGATAGTTAATAGTTTCCAATACTTTCTCATCAACGATCACCGAACCTTTCTCAGTATGTTTTTTGGGTTTCCATCCTAATGCCATCATCCTCTCAGCTATTTGCTTCCTACTAGCTGGATTGAACACTTCGACATGATCTTTTAATGGCTTGCCTGTTTTCTCGCTAACTCGCTTTGTGACTATTGGTTTGAATACCTTTTGTAAATCCTCTTCAATCTGTTCAAGTCTCTTCTTCCATTCGACCAGTAACGCCATGCATTTTTTAACGTCAAGCTTGAATCCTTTTTCTTTCTGTTCCTGAATGATGACAGCGACAGAATGTTCCAAATCGGTTGAAATACCCCAATCCAGTAAATCATTGCTAAGTCTTTCAAAAAGCTTATGGGTAATCTCAACATCTTGAATACAGTATTCCAACATCTCGTTAGTAAACCCTTTATCGAAATCACTGAAGTCCCCTTTTTTTAGCCCTAACCGAACGCCCCAAGCGTCTAAACTGTGACCGTTTTCTATCACCGGATTGTGCAGTCGTGACATGATCAACGTATCTTTGAATTGGTTGGATTTCGTGTTCAGCTTCCATAGCTTCCTCAAAATCGGTAGATCGAATCCTATGATGTTGTGACCAATCAATACATCGTCCGGTTTTAGATAGTCTAGTAATCCTTTTGCTTCCGTCCATGACTTGACTTCTCCATTGTCAATATTTTTGGTGACCACTAACCAAATATTTTTCCACTCTAGATCAGTTTCAATATCAATTACTATATTTCGCATAGCTGAATTTTACTTATAGGTATTTGAAAGAACATTTCCCCGCTAGGTACAAATTTATTTTTTACTTCCTTTTTATCAGATTGTAACACCTGATCGCCATCAAATAAAAAAGCTTTAGTAAATGTCTTGTTAAAAACCATAAACTTACAATTTAGTTTAGCAAACTTCTCTTTTCTTTCTGGTAATTGTAGAGTATCAAAAGGGAAAGTATCTGTCCATGTATGTTTAACTTCAACCTCTAGAAAAGAACCATCATCAAAAATTAAATCAGGTCCATATCTATCAGGGTTATCAATTACATTTACATCTTTACCAGTCCAATATTTTTTAGCTGCTTGCCTAGCTTTTTTATCGTTTTGATTGTATAACGATTGATCAAAAGATTTTCTTATCATGCTTCTTCAAGTAATTTTTTAATTACGTCAAACTTACCAGCTCTAGCTGCATAAAAAGATTTTAAAGCAACTTCTTCTCTGCGTCTTTTCCATTTATTAGGATCAGACCTTTTATCATTTAACATCTTCCTGTAATACTCGTCAACTTTATCAT